TTCGACCTTCGGCGCTTTCGGGCGCCCCCAATCGTCATAGCGCCTGTCCCACTCTCGGGCCTGCGCACTGTCTGCATAGCTGGTTGCCATGNTCGCCTCCGTGGTGGCGGGTGTTGATCCAACAAAACTCGGATGCACTCATCCGCTCCGCTGGTTGCCGTTGGGCGCGGAGGGGAGTGCATTCGGGATTGGTCGGGGGAAGGTGGGTGCAGATGGCCGGAGCTGATCCCGGCATGACTATTAGCGGCCTAAGTGACACCGGAGTTTCACCGGGGCGAAGGTTTCAGCCGCTTATTATTGGACTCGCCGTGGCCATCTGGGCGCTTACTCACTCTACCGGCCACGATTCCCGCGATCCCTCAGGTCTTACACTCGCCCGTCAGCCCGGGCATTCATCTGCGTGTTGCGGTGATGCAGGTGGGCGGTTATAGGCCGCAGTTTCGTCCGCATCGAGGTGTGATCTGGCCGGTGCTGATCTCCGGCTTGTTGGAGTTGCCGCTTCAGGTCTTGAGCCCGAATCCAACCGGGCCTTGGCGCTTCAGCATGCGCATTCAGATCACACCCAGATGCGCTCTCATAGAGAGGATCGGGTGGGTTAACCGGGTTCGTCCTGACCACCCAGGACCTCAACCATCACCGGCATAGGGCAGTTATCGTCAGGCTGACGTGGCGCTGATTGGTCAGGTCGGGGTAAAAACATCCCACCAGACAGGCATTTCCCCAGAAGCTTCGAGCGCTGCAATGGCTTTCTGCGCCTCTTCTGCGTTTTCGTACACATCGTCCGAGTAGCGAATAACACCCTCGCTGTCGGTGAACAAAATGTCATGGACACCTTCGTTCTCGCCTTCAGGATCGATTTTGTGAAGGTCGCGTATTTGGAAAGCTGAATTACTCATCGTCTTGCTCCCGTTTGATTTCCAATGCCGCCTCATCGAAGCGGCATCAGTAAATCTGTGGTCTTTCTCCGCACCCGCTTACCAGGTCATTCACTCAGTTCGGTCAACACCTCGTCCGCCGTCGCAGTGGGCTGCGCGTGGGCAGGCTTTCGGGCCTGTCGGATCGCCGGTCGCCGGTAGAGGCAAGTGCGGTTTTGTTCATCGGTTTACTGACCTCCCACCGATGGAGCCGGGAGTGACCTAACCGGACTGGCCGGGTAGTCGTTCATGGCGCTGGTTGTTAAAGAGCGGCGGGTCTGTTGAGGCCCTTCGCAGTGGCTGTATGTCGCTGCGATGGGTGAACAATACGCCCGCGTATAAATAACGTCAATACGCGCACGCATTATTTTTGGTGAGATTCTTCTTCGCCCCATTTGGTAGCGAGAGAAGAAATGGATTTCGATGTGCTGGCGCATGAGCAATCGATGCCTGCTCAGGCAGAAAAATGGCTCGAATGGCCTATGAAGGAACAGCGGATAGGGCTTCCGCGCGAAGGGCGCCCAGAAGAGGCCGCGCTGGCGCTAATGAAAAGCGAGGGGTGGGAAGGCGAGCACACAGAGGGGAATTTAACGAGATCAATTTTTAGGGCGCTCCTTCTCCCATATCTGATTGAGCGAAATCCGTATAAAGCGGTCGACCCCGTGCGGACACCGCTCATGCATGCAATCCACTACTTAATCCCGATGACCGCCCAGGGCATCGAAAAGCTTCTACAGGGAGGCAGGGAGGTGCCCCCCGAGCCTATCGCGGAAATGCACGAAGTGCTGAGCAGCAGATTGTCAGATGTGGAATCTGTCCTGAAGGACTACTCGAGGATTTGCACGGCATGCGCGGAAGTATGGCCAATGACGCCATCGGGAAGCCACGTAGCGCGCAAATTCATCGCCGCCTATCCCGAGGCGTTCTGGCACCGGCTTTTGGATGTTTACGCAAAATTCGACGGCGCAATGTCCCATGGGTGGCCTGATCTGGAGCTCACAAACGGGACCGAGGTGCTCATGGTCGAGGTAAAGGTGAAGGACAGGCTGACAGCGCACCAAAAAATTACCATTCCTCGGCTCATCTCGATGGGAGTTGGCTGTCGCCTGATACGCCTCGTCTGATCAAAGAACCGATCGAGGCCATTTCGCATCTACGACGCGGCCGACAACCGTCCAGGTATTATCGACTTCAACTGTTGGGAAAGCAGGGTTGAGGGGTTTCAAGTAAGCCTTCCCGGAGTCGCGAACCAACTGCTTAAATGTCGCTTCGTTGGTGTCTATGAGTTTGGCCACTACGTATTGGCCGCTCTCGACATCGCTTCCCGGCGCAACAAGGATGATCATTCCTTCGCTGAAACTCATGCCGTTGGTCGATGTCATTGACGGGCCGCGCACCTTCAGCCAAAAACCATTTGGCCCCGCCCAAGCATCTGAAGGGTGGATCGCCTCGAAGTCGCCAACGTTGAACAGATCCATTGCTTCGCACGCAACTCCAGCCTGCACCCAGCTGATCTCCGGGTATTCGTAATAACGGCTCGGCCCTGTTGCCGGCTCTACGTTTGCATCAAAAGAATCAGGCTCGCTCTTCGCTCCGCCATCCCATAGCCATTTACTTGCCACGCGCAGCGCTTTAGCGATCTTTTCAATATTTTCCCGCTTTGGGGATTTCGATTCACCGGAAATTATCCTGTGAACGGTTGGCTGCGTGACGCCTGCTCGACGCGCCAGCTCGCCCTCGCTCCAGCCTTTAGCCGCCATTTCGGCAGCGATCCTATCTCCGATGTGCATTTTCCACCAATAGACAAACGTATTGCGCAAGTGTATTGCCTCCGTTTATACGACTGCGTATCATGCGGGCAATACGCTGCCGAATTGGAGGCACATATGACTATTCAAGAAATGCTCACAGAGCTTTTCAGCTTGGGTTTTTCGCAGAAGGCGATCGCTGATCGCATTTCCACCACGCAGCCGACCATTCACCGCGCGAGCAAGGGCGCAGATGTCCGCTACGAAACTGGAAAGGCCATTGAAAGCCTCTACGAAGACGCCCTAAAGAAATCCGCTGCCTAACCACTTCCAACCACACAAGGAACCACAGATGTCGTACTTCGAACCTGACCACCTCCACGACAAGCCGACCAAGGTTCGCCTGGACGAGGCGGCTGACGACCTGCTGACAGCGATGGCCCGCTTTCAGCGGACTCAAAAAGCTGTGCTCGCTCGCGAAATCCTGGAGCGCGGCTTGAACCAAATGATGGAAGAGCTTAACGCGAAGACAGACGTGGCCTGAAGTAGCCGAGGAGGCCCTGTGCCTGAAAGAAAGCCGCTGGAAATCCAGCTCGACTGGCAGGGACTCGCTGATCTGGAGCTATTAGCCAGACGCAACGGGGTAACACCAGAAGAGATGGCCGCAACAATCATGAACCGGGCGCTGGATCGAATGACCCGGCCACCAAAGAGCCGGAGCAACGTCGCTTCCATAGGACGGAAGGGCTGATAAGCCCCTCAGGGACTCATGAGGAACTGCCAATGAAACAACCAAGCAGTAAATCGGACGCACAAAAAAGCCACCGGGCAAGGGTGGCTTTTCGTGCAGCACTTACAAATCAGTTCTGGAGCGAATAATGCCCATTCCCCAATCAGTCGTCAACTCAAACCAATCCGCGACACAATTTCGCGTATCGCAAAACGTGTCGCGACCCACGTCGCTTGCTCTTGGCGGCGTGAAAATTAAGCAGGATCTCGACGGGCGTTATTGCCTGAATGACCTGCACAAGGCTGCCGGGAAAGAGAAGCGCCACGCACCAGGTTACTGGCTCGCGATCCAGCAAACAGCAGAGCTAGTGGCTGAACTGGAAACTACCGGAATCCCGGTAGTTACGATTGAGGGCCGAAATGGTGGCACCTTCGTTATGAAGGAGCTGGTTTATGCCTACGCAATGTGGGTGAGCGCCAAATTCCACTTGCAAGTGATCCGCACCTTCGACGCTGTCGTCATCGGCCACATTCAGCTTGTCGAAGGAAAGCAGGCCAGGGAGAGGGCTCGTCTTGAGGCTCCAGCCCTAACTGACGCGATCAAGCACGGGCGCCTCTCTGCAGGTAAAGACGTCAAGCACTACCACTTCAGCGATGAGTTCGACCTGATCAACCGCATCGCCCTGGGCATGCCTTCCAAGGCGTACCGGGCGGCGCATTGCATCAGCCCTACAGATTCGATCCGTGACCACCTAACGCCTTGCGAGATTCGGTGCATTGAACACTTGCAGCGCGTCAACGCGTCTCTGATCGATGTAGGCATGGACTTCGAATCCCGCAAGCAGAAGCTCAGCCAGATCTACATCCAGCGCCATAGCCGGGATCTTCTCTCCGAAATCAAGCGCCTGGAGTTCTGACCATGAAAGACGAACCAAAAATCCAGGCGACGATTATTGACGACGCCTACATGGAACAGTTCACCAATGACCAGCTCGCCTATATGGCTTGGGACAAAAGCGAGTTCTCTCTGAGCGTCTACCTGGATGAAGAGGAATCGAAGTGTGAAGACTGCACGAACGACGCCCGTTTCGAGCTTATGACGGCCGTTCTTGCTTCTAAGGTGTTGATCCGCCGCCTGACCGGTGTCGACCCTCGCTCCATTCGTGAAAGGGCTTTTAACAAGCTCCTGAGAAGCGATTGCTTGCCTCAGTGGGAGACCCTGCAATGAGCATGGAGCTGATGGTCAAGGCCATGAAGACCAAGGTCGGAAACCCGCTGCGCAAGCTGGTACTGATCAAGCTGGCTGACAACGCCAACGACGTGGGCGAGTGCTGGCCGTCATACCAGCACATTGCCGACCAGTGTGAGATCGACCGCAGCACTGTCCGCCGTCATATCAAGCACTTGGAAGAGCAGCGCCTGCTTAAAATTGAGAATCGCGACGGCCCTAAAGGCAACTCGTCGAACCTCTATTTGTTGACCCTGGGGGGTGTAGGCACAAACAGCACCCCTGTAGGCCCAAAAAGCACAGGTGTAGGCACACCGCCTACACCCCCTGTAGGCCCAGAAAGCACCAGAACCAGTCACTCTTTTGAATCAGTCATAGAACCAGTAGAGCAGCCGGTCGCTAAAGCTCCCTCGCGCACGAAAGCGAAGGCTGTGAAATTCGACCCTCTGACCGCTAAGCCATCCAATGTCGGCGAGTCGGCCTGGGCTGACTGGTGCCAGCATCGGAAGGAGATCCGCAAGCCTCTGACCGCCACCACCTGCGCCAAGCAAGCCAAAACCCTGGCCGGTCACCACGACCCTGACGCAGTGATCAACCAGTCCATCAGCAATGGCTGGACCGGTCTGTTCCCGGAGAAGGTTGTGGCGGGCGGCAGGACTATCGGCAACGGCCCCGACTTCTACGACAAGTCGTGGCGCACCGATACGAGTGATGACCTATGAAGAACGTCACTCAGATGATCCCTGGTGCCGCCCGGGCACTGGGCACCGCCGCCCCTCATCAGGCCCCGGCGCAGTCCGGCACCCAGCTTGGCGTTGTGGATGACGCCACCGGTGAAGTGGTCGAGCGCCTGTTCCGCCAGCTGCAGGCCATCTTCCCGGCCCACAAACAGGCATGGCCAGACGACAAGGCCAAGGCCGCAGCTATGCGCAACTGGACAATGGGTTTCATGGCCGCTGGCATCCGCTCGCTGGAGCAGATCCGCTACGGAATCGAGCAGTGCCGCAAAAGCGGCTCACCGTTCGCCCCAAGCGTCGGCCAGTTCATAGGCTGGTGCACGCCTGGGCCGGAGGCTTTCGGCCTGCCAGCGAGCGCTGATGCATGGGTGGAGGCATTGATGGGCGTCTACAGCCACGAAGGCGTGAAGATCGCGGCCATCGCCACGGGCCTGTTCGACCTGCGTTCAGCCAAGCAGGAAGACAAGGGCCTGCGCCAGCGCTTCGACCACAACTACGCCGTGGTGATCCGCCGCGCTCAGGAAGGCCAGCCGCTGGACGGCAAGATCCTCACCGGCATCGGCCACGACAGCCAGAAGACCGACTTCGAACTCGCCAATGAGCTGGCCGACCAGCAAACCCAAGAACGAATCATCCAGCAGGGCATCCCGACTGATGGGAAGTCCGCCCGTGCGTTGCTGCTGGCCAAGTTCGGCAAGAAAACCACGGAGCAACGGACATGACCAAAAACTTCCTGATTGGAGCTGCTGGAACCCTTGCAGGCTTTGGCCTCGGTATTTTCTGCGTCCTGATCACAATGGCGGTGACGGCATGAGCATCGGCAATGAGCAATTTCTCAAAACTGCAAAACTGCAGAAGTTGATGCGCGACCCCGTCGCAGTCCTGGCCCTGATCGCCGAGAACGAGCGGCTGAAGACATTGCGGAGCACAACCGAGCGTGACCTCGCGCAAGAGCTTGAGGTTTGGCGGCACGGACCGTCCTGCTGGAATTGCGGAGATACCGGTGACGTGCATGACATCGTCGGCGAATGGCGCGGCAAATGCGATTGCAATGCAGCCAAGTTGATTGACGTTTCCAGCGATCGCGACCAGCTCCGCGCCGAAGTGGCCGGCCTCAAGACCGGCTACGAAGCCTATGAGCAGACGGTCAAGGAGTTGAGGGCTGAGGTGGAGGCGCTGCGCGAGGATGCCGAGCGGTACCGGTGGCTCCAACATGGCCGCAGCGGCTACATCGAAGTAGTCGAGTGGATCGGCCCGCACGCCACCGGAATGACAGGTGAGGACCTCGACGCACTGATCGACACCGCCATGGGCAAAGGAGTCCAGTCATGAGCACCGAGTTCGCAATCCGCGACCAGCGCGACCTCAACCGGCTGATGGGCTTCCTCCACGCATCCGACTTCACCAAGCCGAAGATGGTGGTGATCAAAGACGAGAAGCGCCCTGACGTCTGCAACCGGAAAATGTGGGCAATGCTCAAGGACGTTTCCAGCCAGGTCGAGTGGTACGGCAAGAAGCTCTCGGACGAGGACTGGAAGCACGTCTTCAGCTCCGCGCTCCAGAAGCAAGACGTCGTGCCGGGGATTGATGGCGGCTACGTCGTGCTGGGCGTTTCGACGCGCAAGCAGTCCCAGAAATGGTTCAGCGATCTGTTCGAGCTGATGCACGCCTTCGGCGCCGAGCATGACGTGCGCTGGACTGAGCAGGACAAGTGGGGGGGGAGGTACTGATGAGCCATAACTTCAAGCCGGGCGACCTGGCGCTGACGCTCGTAGATGACGTGAGCATTCCCGCTTACAGCGTCGTTACCATTGATTCCCGCCTACTCAAAGGCGAGTGCGTAATGGATTCAGATGCTTATGCATTCCACGCACCTTCAGATGGCTGGTTCGTAAAGCATCCCGACTTCGAGGATGAGGTCGCATACGGCGACAGAGAGTTGATGCCCCTGCGCGGCGACTTCACCCATGAGCAGCAGAAAGCCAAGGAGGCTGTATGAAGCGCACACCGCTGCAACGAAAGACTCCACTCGCGTCCGGTGGCACGCGCCGCAAACGCTGCCCAGAGTGCCGGGTGATGTTCACACCCTCCAGAAGCTCGCAGGCGGTGTGCGGAGAGGTCGAGTGCGCCATCGCTCACGGGAAGTCGGAGAAAGGCCAGGAAAGCGCGCGCAAGGCTATTGCCGATGTCGGGAGGCGTGACATCAGGGAGCGTAAAGAGGCCCTGAAAAGTCGCGGCGATCACGCCAAGGAAGCCCAGGCAGTCATAAACCGCTACGTCCGTCTGCGTGACGCACATCTGGGCTGCATCAGTTGCGACAAGCCGGCGACCTGGGGCGGCCAATGGCATTGCTCTCACTTCCGCAGCGTCGGGGCGGCACCTCACATCAGATACAACCTCTGGAACATGAATCGCGCCTGCTCCGTTTGCAATAACCACTTGAGCGGAAACATTGCCGGCTATAGGCCGAAGCTCATCGAAAAAATAGGTCAGAACAAGGTCGATTGGCTTGAAAGCAACCATTCGGCAGCTCGGCACGACATTCCATACCTGAAACGTATCAAGGCAGTTTTTACAAAAAAGTGCCGGCGCCTGGAGGCTCGAATCCAATGCAATGCTGCGTAGAAGAATGCGGTCGCTCGGTTATGTACAGAGGCCTGCAGCTCTGTCAGATGCACTACCACCGCAAGCGCCGCAATGGTGATTTCTCTTTGGTCCTTGAAAAGAAGCGGAAGAAGCTGGGTTATTCCAGGGTTTACCGGGTGACCATGCCTGGAAAGGGTTACCAGCGATTGTACGAGCCAGATCACCCGCTGAGAGATAGCCAGGGTTATGTGGCTGAGCATCGGGCCGTCATGTTCGCAAAATACGGAGACACGCTACCTGACTGCGAGCTGTGCGGAATCGATCTGTATTGGAAGACCTGCCACATCGATCACAAGGATCGCGATGTAAAGAACAACAGGGAGGACAACCTTAGGCCTCTTTGTGCGCGTTGCAATACATGGCGAGACTACCCAGAGCAATGCGAGCTTTCCAAAAACCACAAAATCACTATCGATGGGGTTTCTAAAACGCCACAGGAATGGAGTCGCGAGCCGGAGGTAAAAGTCTCTGGTAACACGATAATCCTTCGGAAGAAATCCGGCATGAGCGACTTCGATGCTGTGTTCGCGCCAAAAATCACACATAACGGCCGCAAGCCGTTGCCACCTCCTCGCAAAACCAATCACAAGCGCGAGCGGAGCAATGCTTTCGTGATCACGATCGATGGCGTAACGGACACGCTGGCTGAGTGGTCAAGGGTGTCGGGTGTAGCTGTCACTGAGCGCGCAGTGGCGAACAGGATTAATTCGGGCTGGGACCCTATCGATGCGTTGTTCACTCCGGCGCGCAGCCGGGGGAGATTGAGTGAAATCAACGAGGCCGAATACCGGGCCAAGACCCTAGAACTGAAGAAGGGGCAGGCAGCATGAAATTGATCAACGCACGTCAAGCGTGGACAGACGCACAGCATGAATCCAACGCCTCAATCAGTGCTGCCGCGGCTGACCGGGCAAAATCCGCGACTGTCGTCCGGAAGGAAAAGGCCGCGCTTCGAGAGGTCATTTTTGCCGCCCAGGGCGAGGACAAAGAAGAGCGCATCATGGCTGTGCGCCAGAAGATCCACATTGCCGAGACGCGCCGCACGCCTATTGGCCGTTCGACACATCGGGCCGCTCACCTGGTGACCATGGGGAAGATCCAGAAGGCGATCGAGTCTTTGCCGTTCCAGGTGCAGCAGTTGGGGCACTACCTCTACCACCCCTGCATGACCGTCGTTCACATGCTCAACGCCGAGAAGCTGATCTGGTCGGATACCGACTTCAGTGCGCTCACTGATGCCAAGGCGGCGAAGGTGCATTGCCTGATCACCTGCGCGCTGCAGTCCTACAAGGCCGAGGCGAACGGGGGTGATGCGTGGGGGCCGGCGCGAGTGTCTGGCGCCATGATGAAGCTGTACGGGGTCACCATCCAGCCCAAGCACTGGGATCGCGATTGGCTCGACATCTGGAATTTCCTGCGAAAGGCCATTGAGGAAGTGGATATTCAAGCTCAAGAGCCAGTGTGGCAGGTTATTCACGCAGAAAAATCAGAGGATGCGGCATAAAGGTGTTGCCATGGTGGGGAATTCGATGTACTTTTCCCACACTGCGCAACTTACCTCCAGCGCACGACAACTTCGAAACCCGGCCACCGCGCCGGGTTTTTTATTGCCTCGAATTCAAACTTCTGGAGAAGCGCATGAAGCTGAAAGCCAAAAGCAATCTGCTAGATCGCGCCAGAACGGCTTGGGAGGCGGTCGCACGCCAAGTTGGCGAGACTGACTTCTCGCGCCATCCTCGCACCGGCGAGTATCTGCATCCCGGTGTCGCCATAGGTTGGCGCATCCACAAAAAGAATCTGTAGTTTCACCTGTAGCCAGGACAGCCTTCGGGAAGGCCTGGACGTCGATAGCCGGATAGTGCGACGTACGGAATCAACACCGGCAGCCCGCGCCCCTGACCTCACAATGCTGCAGGGTGGCGCGAGACNGGATCAGCGAGATCGATGCAAAGGGGCGTCGACGCTGGGANNGTCTTTGGCCGACAGCTCGGAAAGACGAGCGCACCTATTCAGGGCCTCTGCATTCGCAGGGGCTTTTTCGTTTGAGGAGCAGGAAAATGTCCGACGCAGAGAAGCAGGCGGTTCAGTGTGTAGTTGACGCAGTGGTCGGTGGCGATCTCGGTCGACTGAAATCGGGCCTTGCTCGGCTTTCCGAGTTGCCAGGCTACGAGTTCTCCACAGTNACTGGGCAGCTGATGAACACCGATCAGCGTGAAAAGTTTTCAATGTTCGTGATCGGCTACGAAAGCCCGTTCTACTACCGTGACGGTCATGTGTTCGGGGCTGTGTACACGCCATCCGATTTCATGTGCAAAAAAGCCAATCCATCTGGCGAAGGCCTGCCGTTCGAACAGGTTCGCGACGCAGTCCTGAAGGCTCGCGGCGAACACGACGAGAGGGCGCTCAAGAAGGCGCTAGGCCTGAAGGCTGCTCTCGAAGAAATGGAAGACTTGCTGAAGCGGCACTCGTTCGCGGATTCGAAGCTGACCAGCCTTGCGCATACAGATCTGCTCAAGGGGCAAGCGCTTCTGATGGCCGCACTAAATCCTGCGGGGACGCTTGATGGCTCAAGCAAAGATGGCAGCCTTAAGGCTGCCATTGACAGCTGGAACTAAGCGTTACGGGTATCTGATTTGTTAGCTTCTTTCGCCCCCAGTAGCAGCATGTTGAGAGGCTTGGACCATTCAGCGACAGCCTTTTCGTCATCCTTGATGTTATTTGGCGGCATTTTGAGGAGAGCGCTCAATACATTGCTCAGCTTGTCCGGATCAGATCCTGCAATATTCGACA